AAAAGAACTAGATAAAGAACTTGCAGATACAGATGAATCGCTTGGAGTTCCTATATCTCTACTGTCACCAAGAACACAACCGAAAAAAGTATCTGACGCTAAAGGTGCAGATGTAAATGTAATTGTGCTTGATGAAACTGTAAAGGCAGTTCCAAAGTTTTGTATTACCCCTGAAATGGATATAATACAATTCTGTTCTGCTTGTGGAACTACATTTACTCCAGCAGACGATAATGTAAAGCTAGTGGTGCTTCCATTGAAGCCACTACTTATATCATCTAATTTTGAATACGCACCAATAGTAGGTTGAGTTCCTATATAAGATGTCATTCTACTCCTTTGGATTGTCAGACTTTACTTTAGCAATTCTTGTTTTCCATGCTTCGAAATCGTGGTATATCTCATCAAGTTGTTGATTCCACGTTCCATAGCCCTCACGTCTTACAGCATCTACTTGTGCATTTGACTCCATAGTATTTGCTGAGTCTTCGTATGACGATAATTGTTCATCTGTTGGTTTTGCAATATCTAAGTTCCACTCTTTGATGTACGCACCTTTTCCGTCTGAGTCATCTTGTAGTAAAACATCTTGCATAAAATCAACCTCTACACCATTATCTGAACAGTAAGCTTTGATCTTTGTACTTAAACTAGCCATTTAATTTACTCCGTTGGTTTTGTAGGAAAAACAACTGCCTCAACTTCTTCTACTGTTGTTAATCCGTTTGTTATATCTCTAAGTTGAGTTCTATATGTTTGCATATCAGTAGTCAATGTTCTATCTGATAATGCTAAATAATCTGTTTCTGCTAATTTAGAGTTTCTTTCAGTTCTTAAATCTGCCATAGCTCTATCAAATGCACCATTGTTCCAAGCTAATTCTTCTGCATCTCTTAGAGTTTCTTGTTCAGCAGTATATTGAACTTTAACTCCATTAACTAATCTATATCTTGGCATTATTGTTTTACTCCGTATAAAGTTATTTTTGAACCTGATGCAAAATTTCCACTACTAAAGAAAAAACTTATTCCATTATTTGCTTCACTTGTATTTACTTGACCACCACCCATTCTTAGACCATGTGTTGATGAGGTAGTTGCTCTTTGAGATATATAATCCATTCTTGTTTGTACTGTTGATGTCATAGGATCATGTATATAACCAAAAACAGTAGCACCTTCTCCAGCTGAACTGTCATTTCCAACGCCAGCATGAATTGCTATTAAGGTGTCTCCATTAGTATTAATATCACTTCCGCCATCTATATACGAACCATGTCCGTATTCACCACTTCCACTTTGTAAAGTACCACCAGTAAAAACTCTAAATCTAAAATCTGCTCCGTCATTTACTGGTTTAACAGTTCCAATGTAAAAATATTTATTATAAGTTGATGTTATATATGTGCTGTCAAAATCTATATCACTTACTGTTGCATCTGTTGTAGTAACAGTATTTAATAAAACTAAATTAGTAGCGTCTGCTGAAAGACCTGATGCTGAAATTGTAGTAAATGGCATATTGTTAATCTCCTATCCTCATAAAAGTAAATCCAGTTCTAAATTGGTTTGTATCACTTTCTAATCTACCAGTTCCATTTTGTGAAAATTGAAAAAATCTTACTTTATGAGTTGATGTATTTGTTACATTAAAAGTGGTATGACATCTAAAATTTGCATGATCTCCACTACCTTGTGTATTAGTAAAATTTTGAGTCATTATGTTGTAAGAAGAATTGTCAGTTGTTGCATGAATACCACCACCTGAATAATCTGTACTTGATGTTGCAACAACAAATCCAGTAAAATCTATGTAGTATAATCCTGTGCTTGGAAATGTAAATATTCCAGAACTTTCTGACATTCCCGTTCCTTTTTTATCTGTCTGATAAGAATGTCTAGCTAAATTAGCTGTAATTACAGTAACAGTATCATTAGCAAAAGTTAAATCACTTGTAAGTTTCCACATATCAAATTCAGTTGTTCCATTACTAAATCCAGAAAACATTTTAGCACTTGTTACAGCATTTGCCGCTAACTGATCTGTATTAACTGAACCAGCACTAGGATTAACAGTTTGAAAAGTTCTTCCTACATAACATACTTCAACAATATCACTTGCAACTAAAGTTCCACCCAACGTCAAAGTTGTCGAATTTACTGAATAGTTTGTATAGTCCTGTTTTACTGAGTTGACGAAACATAAAATATCAGAAACGCTGGAAACAGCATGAGATAAAGTTACTGTCGTTCCTGTTACGCCAGTAAAACGATCTTTCTGTACTGTTTCAAAAGATGTAGCTGGGATATTACCTAGATACATTTTTAGCTCACATCTGTTAATAGTTGTAGGTGTACATCTGCATTACCACTAGAGTTATCACTTTGAGCCTGTATTTTATCACTTGTTTGCAAAATAATTTTCGGCAACTCAATAGAACTGCCTGAGGGTAATGGGATTAGTTTAAAAACAAACTTACCAGCAGATGCAGAATTATCAAATTTTTTTAAAGATACATTTATTGCTGATGTTCCTGTATTAGATATTGTTCCAGCGATAACTAGAGATTTATTACTAGCTGTAAATATATCCGTTAAGTTAGCGTTTGATAAAGTTACTTGTGCATCATTAAAATTATTAGCCATATATTAACTCCCTAAAGCAACTGCAAATGGAATTGAATTAGGATCTACCTCAGTTATAGAAACTCCACTTGGTAGTGTTATAGCATTGGTTGATGTATTTACTGAGAATAAAGTTAGATCATCTGAGCCGTCAAATAATTTCATGGCTATTGTATTTGTTGTAGAATTATCTAGCCAGATAGTTCCCGCAACGGCAGATGCTGGTCTTGATCCGCCAAGATGTCCTGTATTTAAAGCATTTAAGCTACTATTTAAAGTTGTTCTAAAAGTTGCGAATGTTTGGTTGTCTATCGCTATCTGTGAAACTTGTGCCATATATTATCCTATTCCTCTTGCTGTAAAATCAAAGGTTCTGTTTATGCTTGTACCAGATGAGTTAAAAAACTCAATAGTAAATCCTGTTGTACTTTTATTTGTAATTGTGAAGAAATCTCCCGTTGCCATGTTTTGGCCACTAACAGTTATTGATGGATTAAATCTAAATGTACTTGTGTATGTAACAGCTTTGCCGCCTGTTCCACTTGCAATATCTGCACCAGATTGAACTAATTCTCTTAAACTAGCTGTAACTGATAGAGTGTTTACTAAAGTTCTACTGTCTTGA